GCGTTTCCGATGACGCGACTTGCACGCCAATCAGTTGCAATAGGAGTAGAAGCGTTAAGCGCGTGTGAAAACGCAATCGACCACCAAGTCATTTTGTCCCCGTGAGGACCAACCAATGCGCCCGTGCTTGAGTTCATTGCGTTGTACATATCATCGCTAGTGCGAATCTTATGTTCACGAGTAGATAAACCTGGAGTAGAAAGTGTCTGAAGAGTATCTTTTGTCCACTTAGTTGAATCGTTTTCTACAACCCAACGCTTGGTGCGGGCTGAGTTGAAGTTTGTATCATTGCTAACTAGCAATGAATCTACATATACTGCGTTCATCGACCTAGCCGCATTTTCCGGTACACCAGCAAACTCCGACGGATTGCCGTTCCACGGCAATGCAGGGAATAGCGTAGTTGGCCATTGAGAGGACCCGAGAGACGTTATTGCTTGAACAATGCGGTCTCGTTCACTAGAGCTTTCTGTCACCGTCTTGTACCCTTTTCGCTTCGCATAAAACGACTTGAAAAGCGTGTGATCGTCTTTTTCGATAGCTCTAATGTTAGCAAATATCTTCCACGGTTCCGGTGCGTCGATAAACAACGTAAGCTTATCGCTTCCGGACAGTCTTGAAATAATAGACAACGCACCGTACGTGCCATTTGCAGTTACACTAAGAGGTGGCGCAATACCAACGAGCACATGTGAGTACTGCGAAAGAATCGCATCGTCCCACGCTGTTGATGGCTCTGTGAAGTCTACATCGTAGTTTAACTTTGTAAGAACCTGTGTCAGTATTCCGGCAAATGACAACGAACGAGTAGCAACCGCGGGCGAGTATTGCTGGGCCGTCATACCAGTTACTAGTATTTTTGGCTTCATTAAATGTATCGTTTCGTTAGGCGTTGATGCTGTCAATCATCGCCTGTGCCGTTCTTGCTGGTGAGTTCATATCACGCAACAATGCACGGTTGTACTTTGCGATTTCAAGACGTTCTGCGTCTGGGATTTCAAGTGACTCTTTCACTGATTCAGCAATACGTTTTGCAAGTTCAATACCATCGGCATGAATAAGCTTTGCGTGAGTCGGTGACTTAGTGTAGTAATCAATGATGTTCATCTTGAACTCAGGATCAGACAAGTGCTTAGGCGTGACGCACATTGCACCGGCTTCGAGAGCTTCCATAGTTGTAAACTCACAATGTCCGCTTGAGAAGTTACCTGCGGTGAGATTGAGATGTACGCGGAAACGTGAGTTTACTTCTACTGGATCGAAGTAGTTGCCGAGGTAACTAATTGCTGGGCCGTTAGGAACCTTAAGATCCCAGTGATACGGCGTGATGACGTTGCCGTCTTCGTCAAACCCTGGCCTGCCAATGTTCTCTTCTTTGATGACCGCGTGACGCTTACCAACAGCACCAAAGTGTTCCTTGAGCTGTTCGTACACGAGATACGTCGGTGATGGCCCAAGGCCAACAGAACAAGAACCCCAAAGTTCCATTGTGATGTTCTCTGGCAAGAATGCGCCAGCAACAGCTGCAAGAGGTTGTCCCTTGTTGTAGACAAAGCGACCTGTGACTCCAACAATATCAGTCATTGGGATTGGATCATTGATCTCATGACGTGGCAAGTATGGGAGACGTGTGCGTACCCACTTGATCGAAGAAAAGTAATCGTTTGCATCGCCTTCAGGATTGTCGCGTGTTGTGACAAACGCATTAGCGCGTGATGGCGATTCTAAAAGGTCCTTAACAAACGGAATCTCACTCTGAATATACGGAGTACCGTGAAGCGCTGTTGTCCAGCGTGTTTTTGTCTTGCGCAGCGCGTCAACGTAATCTGGAAGCACACCTTCACCAGCTTTCGTAGCTGCTTTGTCGTGCGCAAGAACGCGAATCTCTGGAAGAACAACGAGATCATACGTGTCAAGTAGCTCAACAAGATTGGCTGTCTTTACAACGACGTCAGGTGCGGCGCCCCACCAGCGTCCTCCGTGTTGGGCCTTGCCCCAGGACACGCGTGTCTTGCCGCTCTTTGTGTATGAAACAACTTGGCAGTCGTGCCCAAGCTGTAGGAAACCTTCTCGAAGGTTAAATGCGAAACGAGTCGGGCCTTTTACTGATGGCTCCGGCTCAAGAATTGCGACGCGCATTACTCATCTCCTATGTCGTTAGTGTGTGTCGGTACGTGCATAGTACCATGAAAGATTAAGAAGCGGCGCGATCATCTTTCGACAATCGCGCCACTTCCTAACACTGAGTTATTCCGTTATCAGAACGGAGCTGCAGGTGCAGCAGGAGCAGCAGGTGCTGCTTCAGCAACGGGTGCTGGAGCAGGAGCAGGTGCTGCGGCTGGAGCAGGAGCGGGAGCAGGAGCAGGAGCAGGAGCGGCTGCAGCTACTGGTGCAGCGGCAGCAGGTGCTGCAGTTGCGCCAACGACGCTGTAGTACGTCTTGATCTCGTTCTTCTTCTGACCCTGCCAGGTACGCGAACCAACCTGTGCACGGAATGAACGACCACGAAGAGCCTGTTCAATCTGAGCGTTGCTTGGGTTTGTTGCGAAGAAATCGCGATTCAAACCGAGAGCGTTCATCTTGCGGAAGAAGATGCCCAGTGCTGTTGGGTTATCGCTGGAGACAACAAGGTTGTCCCAAACGAGACGCTTTGCGTGTGCGCCTACCTGGACCTGTGCCTTAACAGCGAACATGGTCTTACCTGACTGCGAAACCTTTGCTACGGCTTCAATGATTTGCAGTTCGTAGTCACCGTCCGGCAACGGATCGTAACTACCAACTTCGCCGGCGTCTTTTACAAGATCGCCCCAATTAAGTGTACTCATAATGATTACCTGTCTTTCTGTTATTGCTTTTTAGCTTTTGGTTCTGGCCGTGGGCCAAACACGATGTCAAGCATGCGCTCAACACCGAGATCTTGTTGTTCTACGATTTTTCCAAGGCGACCCTGGACACGCTCACCGGCTTCGTACTGTGCTGTACGCTCAACGTACATACGACGTGCCTTGAATGGCGCCTGTGTTGGGTCTGGGTTTGGAAACTCTTCAACGCTGAGCGCGCCAAGAATGTCGTAGAAGTATGGTGCTTGAATTGCAAGCTGTCCTTGAAGGTAAGGTCGGTAGCGACCGTCTTGACCTTGACGAGCCATTGCTGTAAGAACTACTGCCTCGAGAGGATTAGTTGCATGCATTGTCAAGTCGCGAAGATCACGAAGAAGTGCACCCATGTGACGGAGAAGTTCTCCCCACTGCTGCATTTGCATCTGGTTCTTACCTGCGATTGTATCGACGCACTTAACCTGGAGTTCAGATACCGAGTCAATAATCAATGACTTGAAGTGGTGCTTGCCGATTTGCAACCACTGATACGCCTTGAGAACGGTGTCATAGTCTGTGACGTTGACAACGCATGTGTCCCAAGTACCATCAGCTACTGGTGGTTCCTCGCGGAGTGGATCCCAATACTTAACGTTGATTGGGAGGAAACGATGTCCGCCTTCAACGTCAAGCATGAGACGTGGATATGGTGCTGTGACGGCGAAGGTTGATTTACCAACCTTTGACTCGCCATAGACCATGATAGTTAGTGAACGTTGTACTTCTGACATGTCATTCATTTCCCTTCATCTCTGTTGTTTTGTAGTATGCATACGGATCATCGACCGTATACAGTTCGCTAATTGCGTGTTCGGCGGCGCTGCCGTCGTCGAACAGTGGACAAATAGCGAAGAATTGGCACTTCCATTTGCAATCACGACTTGGACGTGGGTACGCCACGAAGAAGTGATCGGCGCCGTTATCGAGAGCCTCGCGGACTCCCATAAGATCTGCGACTGTGCCGCTGATTCTGCTCCAGAAAGAACGGAGTGCGAATTGGTTATGGCGAACTTCCATTTGCTCATAAAACGGTGGCTTAGCATTTGCTGTACGCTTTACCTTTTTGAGCATTGTAAAAATTCCGCCTTCTGAGCGTTCACCCTCTTTGTTTTGCGCGGCTTCAAGAAGCATGTACGTAAGGATCTGTTCGTTCATATGAGCAAGCGATGCAAACTCTGTGAATGAGCCACCGACTGTTTTAAAGTCGCGGAACATGCGGACACCGTCAGCCTTACGACGGACACGCATGTCGAGCTTGCCTTGAAGTTCAACCTTGCCATCGAGCATTGGCATCGAAATGATTTCTTCTGTTGAGATCATTTCAAGCTCTGCGTCAATACCGTTCTCGTCTACCCAATCAAGGTAACCTTCGAGCATGATGCGTCCGAGTTCGGCTTCACTATCCAAGTCCATCGTGTCGCGGAATTGCTCAAGCAATGTGTGCTTGTCTTTTTGTACCAACTGACTGTGCGCTTCGAGAAGCGGCGTGCCAGTTGAATAGTACATATCGAGCGCTTCGTGAATACGAGAACCAAGAGCAAGTGCGCCAGTGTAGTTCGTTGTTTGTGGCTGAAGCCTGCGGTAGTAATTCAACCACCACTTGCGTCGGCAATCTTTGAATGTTTGAAGTTCCGAGTTAGAGATCTTTACTGGACCTCGTACGGAGACTTCGACTGGAGTAATGTCTGTCACAGTGTCCCTGCCTTATCGTCTGTAAGCATCTTGAGAAGTTGATGCTTATCGTGAACGATGTTTTCGAAGTTATCAGCCTTGCCATCAAGAACTTGGATAACTCGCTCCTCAATCGTTCCTTCAGTAACGTAGTCCATGATTACAACTGAATCGTGGATCTCGCTACCAATGCGGTGTACTCGGTCAAGCGCTTGCTTATAGTCAACGAGTGACCATGGACGCTGTAGCATCACAAGACGACGTGCGGCCGTAAGAGTAATGCCAACGCCGCCTGCCTGAGCAGTAAACAAGACCCACTTAATTTTGCCAGCCTGGAAATCGTCAACGGCTTTCTGACGCTCGTCTTCGTCCTGTGCGCCTGTAATAAGACCGTGCGGAATCTTTGCCTTAGTCATTGCTGCACTAAGAAGCTCGATGAGCTGACGAGACACGGCGCAAACCGCAACTGAATCTTCGCCAAAGTCGCCGTTGCTAATGTCATTCATTAACGCGTCAACCTTGCAGGAAGGTTCAGCAAGTACTGTCTGCATTTCGCCTGTAAGCTCATCAATGGTGATTTCAGCGTACGAGCTAGCAAACTGGAGAAGACGTGTTGTCTGTGTCAAAGGACTTGGAGCTACAAGCGCTCCGCCACCTTCGAGTTCAGCAATCATTACATCGCGCATTTGCTTGTACGCCTTTGCCTGCTTCGTAGACATTTCAACGTCACGGCGTTCTTTAAGTACTGGCGGCAGCCAAGGCAACACGCGCGCCTTGAGCATTCGAC